AATGCCGGGGATGTGGGGGCGATAAGCTCAAATCAACTCGGTGAAATTGTCAACGGTGGAAAATTTAAGAACTATTTATCAACTGGTTTTTATCGAGTAGCTGTGCCCAACCCATCGTCTGTATCTGATTTTCCGTGCGACGGCAACATGTACGGCTATGGAGTTCTTGATGTGCAAAACGCCAACGGAGTCATTTTGCAGCGGTACATATCGCATCACGGCGATATTGCGACGCGACAGACATGGGGTGGGCCGGAGCAATACCTACCTTGGACTATTCAATATAGCACGCAGAATAAACCTACTGCTGAGGATGTGGGGGCTTTATCAGGTAAACAATATATTAGTAGTCTGACGGTACAGACATCGGCTTGGGTAAAAATTGCTGAAGTAACAATGAAAGTGATGAGTACTATCAATATTAACATAGCTGGCGGTTCCGGGTACAACGTGGGGAACTTTGAGCAATGTGCTATCACTAATATAGTTTTAAGAACAGGGAATGGATACCCACATGGAATCAATGCGGTGATGTACACAGTTAATACCACCGCACCTACTGACCTAGCAACTGTTAATACATCTGGTGATAACTATGATATTTACATATTCATTGGTCCTTTTGCTCAAAACATAATTTTAAATGCTTTTGTGTCAGATAATGCAACTGTTAATCAGTTATTGAAGATAGCAGAGTTATCAGAAGTCCCCAAAGGGGCGGTTAAGGGGAAAGTTTACTCTTATTTATTATCCGGAAGAGAAAGCGATATTTATCCAGTGGGTGCTCCAATTCCGTGGCCGTTACCGAGTGTGCCTGCTGGCTATCTCGCATGCAACGGTCAAGCATTTAATAAATCGCTATATCCACAATTAGCTATAGCTTATCCATCAGGTGTGCTTCCTGATTTACGCGGTGAATTTATCCGTGGTTGGGATGATGGGCGCGGTGTGGATGGTGGCCGTGGGGTTTTGTCGTGGCAACCACAACAAGTTCAGTGGCACCAGCACCTTGGTGGTCATGGTGGTCGAGCACAAGGAGCATTCGGTGTAACAAATCTAGCCGGCCATCCTGGCTCGTATCGTGATGATGCACAGCAAACTTTACCGTTCACAAATAACGGCAGTGATTATCAAGGATTTACAAATAATGGTGCTGTTGGTGCAGAAACCCGCCCCCGCAATATTGCATTTAACTACATAGTGAGAGCAGCATAATGATAGAGCAAAAATATTCTTTAGAACCGGAAATTGCAATCTTAGGTAAAGATGGATTAGCAGAAAAAGCGGGCTGGCTGACAATCTACCATGCAGCGCCTCATTCAAGAGAATTTATCGGCGCAACACCAGAATATCTGATGGAGGGAATAGGAATATCGGCCAGTTCCTATGCAGATGCTCCGACACTTCCTGAATCTGATTCTATGGCTGTCAGGCGCACGCCAGATGGAGAGCACTGGGAAATTGTCCCCGATTACCGTGGAAAAACAGCTTACAACATACAAACTCGATTACCGCAAGAAATTACTGCTCTGGGTGAACTACCCGAAACCCTGACATTTGAACAACCTGCTACTCATTTCGATAGATGGGATGGCTCAAAGTGGGTGACTGACAAAGCGGCAATAAAACACAGTGAGATTGAGCAGGCAGAACAACTGCGTGACACACTGTGTACACAAACTAATGAAACCATTACGTTACTCCAATATGCCGTTGATGCTGAATTGGCTTCGGAAGAAGAACAGTCACTGTTACTTGAATGGAAAAAGTATCTGGTATTACTGAACCGTGTTGATACTTCATTGGTCCCTGATATTAAATGGCCTGATATGCCAGAATGACAATCATAACCACCCGCATAGCGGGGGGTTTTATGTTTAAGAAGCTGCCGCTACTTAAACTGGCTAAAGCCATAATAAAGAAACTTACAGGGTCATAACACCCTGTAAGTTAATCACATGTTGATAATCAACTTAACGCATAAATACTACGCATCTTAAAACCTGCACCATCTACTGCAACAACGATATTAGCATTTGTTAAAGTTAAAACTACCCAGCCACTATTTGTATTAATATGTATACTCATACCCAAAGCTGACAGAAGTGTAACTACGAAACATAAGTCACTATGTGCAGCATCATGCCTAAATACTACTGTTCTACTATTCAATTGCTGTGAGCAAACAAATCTAGTACCTCCTTCAGCCCATGTGGGTATGCCCGACCAAGCTTGAGTAAAATCAGTGAAGTAATTCTGATTTTTTTGAGCGTACTGGCTATCAGATTCCCCTTTCATATAAGGTTCTCCCCTAACTACATAGTTACCCACAGGCTGATAACTTCCAGCAGGTTGGTAGTTTCCTCGCGGTTGATACTTACTGCCGGATTCTGGCTTAGCATAGCTCTCCACATCCCCCGCACTTAAATTGGCATCCCCAGTCAACTCCTTCTCGTTAATTTTCCGGCTGTTTGGTACTGTACAGAGCCCTGAACCAAGTTTATCGTTTCCAGCAAACCGATTTTTAAATTATGAGACTCTATACCATCCCATTAACTTAATATATGAATTAGTAATTGAAATCGCTGCATTGGCACCAAAATCTCTGGTATTACCTGAAATTGTATGGTTGTGTGATCCTATTGATACCGTATGAGAATGGGCACCATTAGTACTGGTGTTGAATTTGTAGTTGTCCCAGTCGGTACTCCCTGAGCCCTGATTGTTTCTGGTACCATCGTAATAGCCATAACGACCACCGTTGATTTCACCCCACCCGCTATCATGATAGTGAGCTCCAGTGGTATTGGTAGTTTTGGTGCCATAATCAAAATTACTAGTTGTTGCCGAAAATGAATGGCTATGGGCAGGTATCTGTGCAGTAGTCAGTTTAATTGAATCGCTGCCTCCTATCGATAACACATCAGAACCGTCTGGACGTGCTAAACGAATTGTTTTATTTTCACCAATATACTTCCATGTAGTACCAGGAAACAGTGTATTTGGGTTTTTATTTTGCGCAAACCAAACCACAATTCCGACAGGATAAATGGTGTTGATACTAGCTGCACTTTTCGCCAAACTCACCGTTTCCGTCAAACCAAGGTTTTCTGTAGCCCATTAACTCATCGTACTTCTTACCAACCCAGCTTCTTAAAGTATTAAACGAGGCTAGATATGGTAAAAATCGGGTATATTCACGTATCAATAATAACCAAAATGGCAAATTAGAGAGAAAGATATTAACCGCGAAGAAATTACGAACACATTTTGAATGATAAATCAGCAAAAAATTAGCACCATCTTGTCTTGTAAGTTTGGAAACTTCATCACGGTGTATCCCAGGCAATACGTTTTCCTCTGAGGATTTTAACTCCTTGAATTTTAGGTGTGACCTGTTGCAATGCCATATTTTGCAACTATCGCGCATTAGCAAACCCTCTTAGACATTTTTTTGACGTTGTTTACTTGAGATAAATAAATTTACTTTGTGTGTATATGTGTGTAACCTGATGTCAGGTTGGGAGGATATATGAAATCAACTGACCTGATAAAAGAGCTGACTGCTGTTGGGTGTGAACTTAGAAGGCATAACGGAGGTAGTCACCAAATTTGGTGGTCACCTATAACTGGAAAGACGTTCCCGGTCCCACATCCCAAAAAAGATCTGCCTATTGGCACAGTCAAATCTATAAAGAAAATGGCTGGGATTTAATCCCCGCCGACTTTGGAGGTCATCATGTTTTTTTCAGTAGGTGTTGAGTTGCCGAAAGATGAAAACACAGCGTATGGTTTGGTTATTCCTGCGTTGTGTACCGAAGACTATGGCTGTTTCTCTGCTGCTGATAATAAAGAAGACATTGCGATAATGGCACGTGAAGCTATCTTGTTAACTGTTGAAGATATGGTTGCAAACAGTAGAGCCATTGAACAAATCAAGGACCCTGGCTATCTGGTTTATGCAAAAAACACAGAATATCAATACATTGATAGTTGGTTTGTTATTGATGTTGATTTATCTGAATTTTCCGGAAAGCAACAGCGAATTAATATCTCATTACCCGATACGCTTATTCAGCGTATTGATAATCGCGTCAAAGAAAGTCCAACACAATATCGAGATAGAAGTCACTTTTTAGCTGAAGCAGCAAGACATGAACTTAGGTAGCACTATGGTGCATGGATGCACCACAGTTTAAAAAATTTCAATTGATACTATATTTGTGAGTCTCCGATGTTGTTGAATGTAAGGTCCGGATAGTTCTTGCACTTTCTCCATTAGGATCAGCAAATAACCAAAATACCGATGTCAGAAAGAAATACATTCATCTTGAAAAAACCATGAACAAGCTTTAGATAATAAATTAGCGAGTCTACATAGTTTTCTTTAATTTGCACTATATAATGCACTACTCTTTTAGAGTTATCTATCATAATCGTGCAACCAAGGAAGCCGATAGTTTACTGAAATTTACAAAAATAAAATATGACCGACTGGTTAAAAAACCGGAGGAAAACCCGCAAATCTTGCAGGAACCAGATATAAAGCTCTTTAATATTGCATTAAACCCCTGTATAACCATTATAGTTAGACTATTAAATTGTTCATTAATGCTCATGAATCAATTAGATATTAATTAAAATCCTTTAATCAGATACACTAAAATGCATCTTGTAATTACACCAAAAGTAAAATACTTTATTTTCCTTCTATTCTCGCGTTTTCTTTATCTTATCTCTTTATCTGTATTTATATTATAGTCATTCCAACCGATATGCTTAACCGCGCTTTTATCTAAAATGACTGCGTATTTATCTATCTTTGCATACTTCTTTGATAATGTTATTTCTGTGTCACATACCAGATTATAGGGCTTGAATAATTCATAATCTGACTTTCTTCTAAGCCCAAAATTAAAACTAACACCCTCCATTTGGGATCATTGATTTTCAGAGTAGACAGGCAAACATCTTCTGGTTCTCTGAAATTACCAAGGTAATGGAATAAATATAGTACCAAGATCTCCTCATACGAAAAGGTAGGATATTCTTGATTATTTGGAATTCTACTTCTTTCTTATTTTCATAAATTTTCTTTTAAAACTAAAACGAACATTACTATCTAACATGAATCTTAATATCGAAAGGTTTTTCACTATCTGATAGATGGAGTCAAAATATTCTTTTGATAATTTATTCTCATATTTATAGATAAGTTCTATAGCATGGCAGGCTGTAAGATTCCTAAAATCTTTACCGAAAGTTTCATCTGTTATTAAGATCACCTCTGCCATTACATTTACCTTTTCTTCATTAATGGAATTAGAAAGGCTATTTTCTCTTTTTATATAATTATAGTATTTCATATTAGTGTAATAGATACTATTACATTTGACTAAAAAAGAAGGAAATGATAGCGCATCTTCATAATAAGAGATTTCAGAAAAATTATTTCCACAAAACAATTCCTTCCTAAAAAATTTCCCCGCTGAATGCGCCTGAAATTTCCTATGAATTAAAAACTCTTTTATTGCCGAATTTTTGTGAAGTTTTATAGGGGGCGATAACCTAGACTTTTCTATTATATCCGTATTTTTTCTTACTTCATTTAACTGACTGATAAATATATCTGGTTTTCTATATTCTAAGAAGTCCAAAATTTCTTTCATAGAAAAATCAGATAAAAAATCATCACCATCAACGAAAGTTATATACTCTCCACGACTTATCTCTACTGAATATTTTTTTACTTTACCTAAATTCCTAAACTCCTTTCTTATATAAACAAATGACTCATTTTCCTCAGAGAACTTTTTTAAGATTGATGGAGTTGAATCAGAAGAACTATCATCTATAAGCAGAACTTCATACTCTTTAGGATCACAGTCAGATAAAGTATGTTTTATAGTGTTGACACATTTGAGAATTAACTCCTCTAGATTATGCGCAGCCACTACAATTGATAACTTCTTTGAAGTACAATCATAAATATCATTAATTTCAGTCATTGAGGAATTCTCCTTTAATTATTTTCGTAGATAATTAAATATCAATCATCATAAAGTAAAGACCATACTATAATTAGAGTTCGACAAACCATACATCAGCCTAATAGAAGCATAAATGTGAGTTGCTTACCATAGCAGTCTTGTTTAACAATAGGAAAACAAAGAGCACAATAACAGGTAATAGTCTGCTTAGTATAGATTTTTATGAGTTTCATATCTCCATATTGATAACATATTAATGTAATGGTAAAAGGTACCCTAACATCCTAAAAAAGGAATTAACATTCAAACTATTCATGAGTACTATACTATATATTTTTCATAATGTGAATCAAAATATTTAGATAATTTCTAAAACCTAACTACTTATTTAAAACAAAAGAGAATTAACATGATATAAAAATATAACTATGATTTTCTAGTATGGGAAATACATATGAATTTATCTAAAACAATGTATTGCTAACTCGTTATTATTGCCAGCTATTTTCGTGAACTACTGTTGTTGTAATAGATAGCGAAGATTTTAAGATGCGTGGAATTTATGTGCTAAGTTGATTGTTATTTGGGTTACTTACAGGGATATAACTCCCTGTAAGTTATGTTATTTTTTATTATTAATACATATTGTTTTTTCTTAGATATAGGGAGCTTAAAGAGTATTTTTTCTCTCGATGTAACTTGAAGCTCACCTGTATCTCTTAATTTAATGAATCGAGAAAAAATAAATCTATTGAAGATAACTAATTTATCTTTTCGAGAGTGAGAAGGACACCAAGAACCATTAAACAAGTGAATTGAAAAGTTCTCTAACTCATGTTCTGGAGTACAAAAGTAATATGATGGATAAATAATGGCTCTGTCATTTAGCTGGGTTGTGATAGAGCCATCATAAGGTGCTTGAAGCCCGAATTTTTCAGAGAAATAACGGCTAATGCGAACTGTATTTGTCTCTAAGTTAAGACCACTTGAGATTTCAAATTCAGCATTCTCATAATAACTTAATAAATCAGCAATGATGGTATTTCCTGTTTGAGCACCCATAACAGCAGTAATTGGGTGACAATGCCCCTCATAATTTTCATAACCACTAAAAAAATCTAAATGAAGAAATTGATCTATGTTATTAGTGATTTCAACATTAGAATCCAAATAGACTCCGCCCTCATGATAAAGAGCATAAAGCCTGATATAGTCAGAAACAAAAGCCCATTTTTTGTTCTGATAAGCTTGCTCTGAATATTTATTTTTTATTCTTTCAAATTTCTCGTTATCCCATTCGATTATCTCATAATCAGGAAGGTGTTTCTTCCAGCTTTCAATACATTTGAGTATCAGCTCGGATTTTGGTTGATTACCAACCCATACATAATGAATTTTCTTAGGTATCATTTTCTACCTCAAAAGTTAAACAAGTTTTATTTACAAGTAGTATATCGGATTCTGTTTGTTAGATCACCCTGCTATCAATACCTAAAAAAGCCCAATTAGGGTAATTAATCCCCCACCTCATAGCCTCTCTTCCCACAACTCCATAATCTTCTTCTATCTTAGAGCTGATCTTCATTTCTCATGAGAACCCTAGATGTTTGCCGGATATTCCTTATGGTATCGATGATAAATGTGGTGGAAAGAGTAGGTAGTTGATAAAACTTCATTATTTAAAACTCAACTAATCCCATCGAACCCAATAAAAAGGCAATTACAGGAATTAGAAATACTAACGCTATTAGCGTACATATAATTTTCATTATTGGATTCTTGTACTTATATACAGCATAGGGAGATATTAGTCCAATGGGGACTGTGAGCCAACCGCATACGAAAAGAGACATAAACACATACCATCCAAAGCCTTCAAAATACATAACATTCCCTCATGGATCTATTATAGATTCTCGGAATATATCAGTAATCCTATCAACTCACCATAGCCCACTTGTAAATGAATTATGGCATGTGTTCATGATCTTTTCTCGGTTGCCTGTTCACTGTGCGCTTTTGATGTGACAGTAATAAACTATACCTGTGCTCATTGAAAACCTTGTTAAGTCAGTTTTTCAAAATATTCAATAGGAATAAATACGCTAGAAATTAGCTACACATATATTTAATAACTGTTTTGTTTACTTTATCATGTTACTATGATCTATTAGTGCGTGGCATGTTGTGTGTACTTTTCTACACTGGAGGTTATGGTGATACTTCTGCGTTATATGGTTTTTTATATTGAAAATAAAGGATTCTGTTTTGAAACTTAACTAAGATTTATCTTATTCACATAATAAAAAATCCATAGTATAGTATTAATAGAAAATTCGGCTGGATGAAGAAATTGAATCTCCGTTTTACTATTACACAATGCCCTATTGATAGATAAATATGAAACTTACAAAAAACCACCTAATCAAGCTGCTACCAGTTGTTGCACTCTTCATCTTTTGCCTTTTAGCTCATATGGCTCTAGGTTATCGCTTAAAAATAGCGTATGTATTCGCTATGTTCTTCATTTTTCTATTGCTAAACAAGGTCACTGTGGTTTATAGGCCCCTGCTTATCGTTCTTGGTATAGCAACTCTCGTTTATGCTCCTATCGGGCTTACATATGGATCACCAAACTTCAACTCAATTCTTTCGTTATTCTATACAAATGAACAAGAAGCTAGTGAATTTATCTCTTCTATTCCAATTGAGTACTATCTTTTTAGTACGTTTATCCTGATCTTTTGCTTGTTATCTTTGAAAGTAAACATTAATTTGCATAGAAATATTAACGTTCTTCTATTCTCTTTTGCGTTAATAACGATAATACATCACCCTTTAAAAGCATTTATACAGGGTAAGGAATTCAATATTCTTGACTCTGGGCTTCCTGAAATTAGAGCCATCAAAGATGTCACTATCAACTTTATAAGGGTAAAAATTGAATATAAAAGAATGCAGGAAATATTAAGTGAAAAGGATACATGGGGAACGGTATCGGCAAAGCCCAAATATAGCACCTACATTGTTGTGATTGGAGAAAGTGTACGTAGAGATTTTATGAATGCGTATGGATTTCCGATACATAATACACCTTTTATGAGCACTACCAATGGGACGCTTTTTACAAATTATATCTCAGCAGGTCCATCGACCCAGATATCATTGGCAAACTCACTAGCGATGGTCAAAGATGGTAAAAATATTTTAAGCAATAATATTGTTACATTAGCAAAAAAAGCTGGTTTTTATACCTACTGGATATCAAATCAGGGTTCTATGGGGATATTTGATACTCCGGTTGCCAGTATGGGAGCAAGGGCTGATTCTCCATTATTTATTAAAAAAGGTGAATCCAGTTCTGGTCTTAATAGAAATATGCCTGACACAAATATAATACCAATTGTGAAAAAAGCTCTAGAGGATAAGAGAGAAAAGAAGTTAATTGTTATTCACTTAATGGGGTCTCATTCTCCTGCTTGTACCAGAACAAATTATGAATACAAGGTATTTTTTAAATCAGAGCAGGTTTCTTGCTATATACAGAGTATTGAAAACACTGATGATTTGTTATCAATAATTAATGATGAAGCACAGAAAAATGAGAAGAGCTGGTCTTTGATGTATTTTGCTGATCACGGAGGTTCTTTCTTTGAGAAAGATACTAAGAAAATGAGGCTTGCTCATAATGATAAATATAAGCAAGATTATCAGGTTCCTATGTTTATTACCTCTTACGATGATACGTCACGTAATATTATTAACGTTCAACGCAATTCAAGGAATTTCTTAACGCTATTTTCAGAGTGGACAGGTATTAAAGAGTTTACAATACCTGAAAATTGTAAAATGTTGTCTAATGAAATATGTGAAAACCAAGATGATGTCCTGAACTTTAGTAATAAAGTCATGAGATATAGCTCATTAACGGAAGATAAAATTTCTGAGTGAATTTCATACTATTAAAAATACAAACAGGATTTGTGTTGAACCCGATTTTTATATGAGATTGAATAGGTAACGAAGATAAGGTTGGATTAACTTATGGAAGCGAAAAAAATTATTCTTGTAGGCTACGATATGTCAGGCTTTGGAGGAAAGGAAACTGTGTGCAAAAAATTAGTGACCCTATTATCGAAAGATAACACATCATTAGATATCAGCTTCCTCTTTATCAATGATATTCGCCAAGGATGTGTTGAAGTAGATGATGGGTGGTTAAATGGCATGTCATTTCATCGCATACGCTCTGAGATATATAATACAAAGGCTCGCAGAGTACATTTTTCTTTCTTATTCTCTAGATTTATGAAAAGAGAAAAGCCGGATATCATTATTGCTATAGATCCACTAAGTTGCTACATAACAAGTTTGGCAAAAAAATTAATTTTTTCTAAAACTCCTATATTCTCATGGATTCACCTTTCTCTTGATCAATTGTATAAAAGTATTTATGCAACAAAAGCTGATTATCACCTTTCCATTAGTTCAGGGATAACTCAGCAATTTATTGATAGAGGTGTTAATCCAGATAAAATCTTTACTATTTTTAATCCTGTATCTCTGAAAAACGAAACTATCCCTCGACCAAATGGGAATATAACTAAATTTCTATATGTAGGTAGATTGACTGATGATGATAAGAACATTAGTGGCATGTTTAAGGTACTATCGCAAGTCCATGGTAATTGGGAGTTAAATATTGTTGGCAGTGGTTGTGATGAAAAAATATTACGCAGTGTAGCAGATAATCTAAGCATAACTAGCAATATAATATGGCACGGTTGGCATAATGAGCCGTGGCGCTATATTATCAGTGAAATTAAAGAGATTACAGCACTGTTATTAACTTCAAATTTTGAAGGATTCCCTATGGTATTAGGTGAAGCTAATTCCCAAGGTATATATTGTATAAGTTCTAACTGTAAAACTGGCCCCGCTGATATTATAACCAATGAAATGAATGGTGAGCTATATCCTGTTGATAAACCCTCTGAGTTAATAAATAAATTACAGGATATAGTTAACGGGAAGAAACTATCTGACAGCGATGAAATAAAAATGGCGATTTCCAATCTATATGATTCAAACTATTTAAAAAAAGTGAAATCAGCACTTAACATTTAATAGCATCTATTAAATAATACAGAGGTATAATAATGCAAGGTTCACATTTACATCCTGACAAAAAGTTATCAATCATAGTTGCAGCACATAACTTAGAGGATTTAATAGGAAAATGCTTAGAGAGCATAAAAAGATGCCTATATAAAGTCTCTTCTGATGATTATGAGGTTTTACTGATAGATGACAGCTCTTCTGATTCAACTACATCAATCTTAAAAAAATTCTCAGAGGAAAATGAATCTTTTATTTACATAAGAAAAGAGTTTAGAAATGTGGGTAAAGTAAGAAAATATGCAGTAGAAGTAAGTCATGGAGAGTATATAACTTTCGTTGATGGCGATGATTTTTTATCTGATTTCTCCATGAGAGATATTTTAGACTTTTTAGAATATCAAAAACCAGACATATTTATCAGTGAGTTAAATGAGGTAAGAAAAGATTTGGATATAATAGAAAGGTCGATATTAATATCCTCAATAAAACTTCATAGAGATATAGCAATAAAAGAGTTTTTAATCCATAAGAAATTTCAAGCACATTCAATAGGGAAGTTTTTTAGGAAAGAATTATTACACGAAAATAATTTTCCTGACGTCCCTTGTTATGAAGATGCCTTATCATTTCCTTTATTTTTAGCTAGGTGTAATAGTATTTATTATACTAAGATGAAATACTATAACTACGTAAAAAGAGAAGGCAGTTTGTCTAATTCCATTAATGAATATAAAGTAAATATAATGGCAAAGGCTATCTTAGTAACAGATAAAACTTTCGGTAGAAAATTCAGAAACCTTACAGCTTGTCATGCTATAGAGCTTATCTATAAATATGGAGATAAATTGTCAAAAGAATATTCTGATTCTATCTATCAAATAGTAAAAGACCTTTCAATATTGGATTTTATGTTAGATCATAATGTTAGATTTAGTTTTAAAAGGAAGCTTCTGAAAATAAGAAAGAAATAGAATAGTAAAGGATGTAGAAATCCATTCTTTCATTAAGGGATGATTTTGATATTAAACCCATAAATATTATCATTCATAATGTTGGGGGGCATAGCTATAAAATCACTGCTAATGTTGGTGGAAAAATTTTATGGCATATTTGTTCTTGATAAACAGAGTAGCTTATTAGAAATAGTGGAGTTGGTGAAAAATGCTATACCTAATAGTAAGAAAATTTGAGATTGAACAGGCAGAACAGCTACGCGGCACACTGTGCACACAAGCTAATGAAACCATTACGTTGCTCCAATATACCGTTGATACTGAATTGGCTTCGGAAAAAACAGGCACTGTTACTTGAATGGAAAAAGTATCTGGTATTGCTGAACTGTGTGGATACTTCATTGGCCCCTGATATTAAATGGCTTGGGATGCCTGAATGACAACAATAAGGGCTGCTTATACAGCCCGATACAAAAATATATATCAATATGGCTTTTTAGGCCAGTTAATGTCTGGTGCTGATGTAACATCAATACGGCTCAGTGATATTTGGTATTTTTTCCAAGCTACTAACTGTGCTTTTTCCTCATCGTTTGCCATATTTAGATCCATAGCATCTTGTAATGGTGCGATTTGGTTTGTTGCTTCAGCTATTAATTGCTGTTTTTGAAATTTAGCCTGTTGCTGCAATTCTTCTTTTGTGGGGGAAGGGATATCCGCCCATTCCGGTAAACCATTTTTGCCTGCTATACGGTATTTTCCTTCTGGCGCATTATTAGCAGCATATTCCTGATAAATATCATTACTGACTTCTATAACATCATCAGGAAAACTCCCGGCATCAATATAATCTTGCTTAAACTCTGCTGGATAAAAATTATCCCGCTTTGGACTGTAATAATACATATCTTATTTAATCCTTTTTGTAGATTATTCCCCAACAGCAAACCACGTAAAGAACCAGCCAGCTGATTTATACTGTGTTTGGAAGCTATCAGTAAATAGATTGAAAACGGGCCATTGATTATCACCATCCTTAACTGGACGGTCATAATAAATATTCGTCATAACAGAAAAACACTTATTTTTAAATGGAATAGGAAATTTAACTACACCACCCGTTACCGATATTCCCCACTGATAGATTAACCCTGTATTCCCGCATTTCCACCAGCCATTTGCAGATAGATTTGCAGTATTTTTTACACCATATCTGCCGTCTGATTCCCCTTTCGTGTAACTTTCTCCCCTGACTGTATAATTTCCAGCTGGCTGATAGTTTCCGAGGGGTTGGTATCTGCCATCTGATTCTGATTTGGTATAGATTTCCCCATGAACGGCATAATTGCCCACAGGTTGAGCCCCCACATCCCCGGCATT